CGCGTCATAGATCGATAGCATCGCGTCAACACCAGGGCGCATTACGATTGTCATTGCAACCCCGATAACCAGTCCTGCAAGGATCGTAAACGGCGCACGCGCGGCCATAGATCCTGCAGCAGATAGCTTGCTCAAGACCATTTGATATGCCCAGTCATGGTTGCTACTGTCACACCCACAGCAAGCACGATGGCAGCGGCCAGCATCACAATCTTTTCGCCAAGATACTCATACGCTCGCTTTCTAGCCATCATCGCCAGATCAGGCCCGGCAGATATAACAGCTTGCCGCATTGAGTCCCGCATACGCTCAGGCAGCGCGGCCATTTCACCACGTAGCGCCGTGATCTCGTCAGACAATCCACCGACAGCCTTGAACAGCGCATCCACATCAGGATGCATGTTGCGCTCTTGCTGCGGCATGTCAGTTAGTAATAATCTACCATCGCATAATCACCAAGCGCCATTCGCGTTGCCTGCGCAGTTCCCGTGGTGGTTGCGATAAGTGCCACAGTTTGCTTTGTTGACGTATCCGCAACAATGTTTAGATTGTCTGCCTGTGCCTCATGCAGCAGATTTTGAAATGCCAGCGTTGACTGTGCGTAAGTAGGTCCAGACGAGTTATCAGTCATCTTTAGCTGATAGTTCGTACCGCCGGCCCCTCCTGCGATCTTACGAAACCGTACCGCCTTGATGATTGCATAAGGAGGGAGAAGCGTAGAAATAGCAGTCGGGGTGCCTACGTCGGGCCACACGCTCCCGAATAGACGCGCTGTTTTCAACGGCACAGAGATTCCGGCCCGTACTCCGTATTGACCATTCGGGGCCAGATCGTAATCAACCCCGCTAGAGCAATTCCTAGATGTCACATGGACGAATGAGAAGGCATCGGTGTAGAACACATTCGCGGGCTGAACAGATGTCCCGTTGATAAAGTTAACCGTCGAGAATGGGCCTGCAGAAACGCTATCAAGCGTTGCCTCGCTTGTCCAAGCCTCGATTTGATGGATACCAAGCCCAAGGCCATCGCACCCGTTGAAATTGATAACGGCAGCAGCCGCAGCGTCAACCTTGATCGTATGGCGAGCTGCGCCGCTCGTCGGGTAGAAGTTGAAATTGTCGAAGTTGATAACAGGCGATGGGTTGCCTGAGAAGTACGCTTGCCCTGAAATGTCAACATCAAGCAACCTGGAATAGTAAGTTGCAGCCTGATTTGAATTCAACTCAAGCCTGCCGTTTGCAAACGTGATAGTTCCGGGAACAGCGTTTGTAGTCGGACGGTATGCAAGAAGATAAGAGTTAGCAGACTGCGACATCATCGTGATAGATCCGCCGTCGAACTTCAAACTATTGCCTGCGGCGATCTTGAAAACGTCGGAGTACATCACTTCGGCGTCCGTATCCGTGAACCGGTGCATGACAGACTCATTGTTTACGTCAACGTCAAGCAATGTCGCCAGTCCACGAACCCTGCATTGAACAAACGATGTCAGGTCTGAATTAACAGACCCGCGCGCCTTTACTAATACGCCCGCCTTTGCGATGTCACCATTCGACCCCGGATAGTCAACACACTCGAAGTTAACGTTCTTGAAGCGGAATCCCTGCGTAGCGTAGTTTGCAGACCCTGCCTCATAGAAGCCGTTAAGGGTCGCTCCTGCGCTAGTCCCCGTAACGTCCATGATGATCCGCAAATCCTGGATAGTCGGATTGATAAGGCAATTCTTCGTAGAAGCGGCTACTCCGTTGTCGTATAGCCATTTGGCAGTGTTCCCTGTGGGCTTCCAGTGAATGCACGATCCCCAGCCATTGCCCTTCACTGTCAGATTGAATCGCCACGGATTCCCGCCAGCGAAAGACGAGAAGTCGAACTGCCCTAGGAAGTTGTCAGCAGTGACAAGGTATGTCCCGTCAGGGATCAACACATGCGCTGCTGACACGTCATCAACGAAGTACGCCGCCACTTTGTAGGCGCTGGCAAATGCAGAGCTACAGTCTGTCGCGTCACCCTCTACGGCTCCATATCTTCGGATATCTAGAACCGGGAAGGCGTAATTTGTGGGGGTGATAGACGCGGCAATTTCAGCCGGGTGCAGCCCTAGTGCATCGGTCAACAGATCGCCGACACTCCCAGCCGGATATGTCGTGATGGTCATCCCGATGCCGACCATGCCGGCACCGATTGCGGATGACGCCCCGGACGACAGATCGGCATAAGTAACGCCCGCCGAGAAGTGGTCTACGGTGCCATCCGGGACAGTCGCACCTGTCGAATCCTGCGAAATGAACTTGTAAGCAACGGAAGAATTCAGGTAGATCGAAGCGCGGCCGGTCGAATCAAGAATCACTGGGTTAGCGTTTGGAGTGCCCCCGGCATAGTCCGTATAGGTCGCAAGTGGCGTAAGAGTGCCGGCCGCATACGTGTAGATTTTCCCGGATGCGTTATCCGCACCGGTAGCCAGCGTCGAATGAAATTTGACAGAGACAAGTGGGGACGCCATAAAAAACCTCGTTTAGAATTCGACTATGGACTACACAGACTACCTATTGGTTAAGTTGCTTGTGTTGTGTTGCGTAGCGTTTGTATGGGGCGTCTACTGTGGAATTACCGGGAGGCCCCTAGGACGGGAGCCACGCGATAGCCTAACTGCTGCAAAGCGTCAGGACTAAGCATCTGCTGTAGAGAGTTTGGTAACGCACCCTGCGTGCCTTGCGCGGCGTTCTTGCCCATACCAGCCAAGCGGCCTACTCCATACGCTGCATTGCCCACAAGCCTAGGGCTTTGCGTAGCAAGTATTGGAATTGCCAGCGGGTTGTGAAGCAACAGGCCACCTGCCGCCACAGTGCCGCTCCCAAGTTGCCCAGCCAAGCTACGCGGGGTCCACGAATTGAGCGCCTGACCAGCTATTGACGGCAATAGGTCAACGCCACCCTGTTGTTCTAGAGTGTTAGCAAGAGCCAGCCTGTTCCCGTAGTTCGTTTGGACGTTGTTACGCATCAACGACTGTAACTTACGCATTGCCGTGTCTTTGGATGCCTTGTCACCAAGCGATAGTGCGCGCTCAATCTCAGAAATCTGCGCCGACGCCTCTGAATAGTCCTTCATCACGCCAGCGTATGCCGGCGCTTGCGCCTCAATCTCTGATTTCGTGGCGTTGTATATTTTTCCTGCCGCTGTACGGGCCGTTCTCTCTTGAAACGGGATGCTTTCTAGAATTCCGCCTAGCTTTTGCTTAAGGGCGTCCAGCCCTTCTGGCGTGTGGAAATCAGCAGGGTTAAGTGCTTTCCATTCATCGATAACGTCTTTCATCTTCGACACGGCAGAGGCCGCGGCATCGTTCTTGACCTGTCCTTTGTAGGCTGTCATCTCAGCAGCATCCTGCACCGCTTTATCGATGCCGGATAGGCTCAAGACTGTCTTATCCTGCCCTATAGGGATCATTCCAGACCGATACTCTGCTGACTTGGCGGCAGTCATCGCAGATAGACCCTGCTTTGCCCGGTCGAGAATGTCCGTCAATGGAACATTTCCAGCCAAGTTATCTGCAAAGTCCTTGTTTCCAGATACGCCGGCTTTGAACGCTTGCTTGATCGGCTCAGGGCCGACACCTGTCGTAATTCCAAGAACATGCTGGAGAATCTTGGTTGCCCCACCACCTATTGACTTTCCTACGGTTCCAGCAACCTTTAGCGCAGGAGGCAAGACAGCGCCTATCGCGGCCCCTGTTCCCGCATGCTCAGGATCAACCATAGCCGCAGCGGCCCCGCCAGTGATGCCGCCGCCAGCCATCCTAGAGAGCATGTTCGGTCCAGTGAACCCTGCCGATCCGATGGCATCAATAACGCCTGGCATCGCACGCGCCACAGATGGGATCGCACGGAGACTGTTCGACAACGCGCCGCCAACCCCGCCAGTCAACGCAATGTCATGCGCCAGCCCGCCAGCCTTGAAGGCAAGCGCGTTTTTGTCGGCGCCCATATCGGCAACTGCCTGATCGAACGTTGCAGACTGATCTTGGCGCGGTTTCATTGCAACCGAGCCGACGCTACCGCGCGGCTTTAGAAGTTGCTCGCCAAAGCCGGCCGCGTGGCGCAGAGCGCCGCCTACCAAGTTGACGCCTTGTTGGGCTATCTTTTGCGGTAGCGACTGTTCCGGCGATGCGGACACATCCTGATTCGATCCGATCAGAGTTTTTACTGTGCGCTGAATAACTGCCGAGTCTGTGCCGTCCGGGAATTCCAGAACGCGCCCATCATGGAGTTGCGCTGTAATAGTCATGCTACTTTACCGGGTTCCCGTTGGCGTCGAATCTAAGCACCGTTGACTGCTGCCCCAAATCTTGCACCACGTTTTCAGGTCTGAGTTTGTAGTTTTTAGCAACGTCTGAAAAATGCGTATCAACCTTGCGCTGACCATCTTTAGCAGCCTCTACGATCTGTTTCGTGATCTTCCCAAAATCTTCGGCCTGTGATTTGGTAAGCACTCTACCGCTTTGCAGAGTGTTGAAGTAGTTCGTCGCTCGATCAAACACACCGGTTGCAGCAAGTGCCATTCCCAATTCAGACTCGCGCACGACTGATCCGGGGTCGAGAAGTTTCATAAATGACGTGCCGGCGGCGAGTGTTGCAGCCGCCGAGGTGGTGGCTGACTTGAGCGCAGAAGTTACCCGCCGTTCAGCATCCATAACGTCTTTGAAATTCTTCGACTGCGCCCTGTAGTCGTCTCCAAGTTTCATTTCTGTCTGCTGATCGCGCTGCATACTTGCCGCATCGCGCGTTGCTGCTGCTGTCTCACGCGCAGCGTCAGTATTCGACTTTGCTACTGCTCGCGTAGCAGCTGCATTAGCCATCTGTGCGCCAACAGATGCCATACTCTCAGGCGTCTGCAATTTCTGAATAGTGGTGCCGGGTGCAGCGCCAGGATCAACAGGAATGATTGACTGCCCGTTGTCTGCGTAGTGAAGTGGAAGACCTTTTAGGATCGGATCTCCGACTGAATTACCCTGCTCATCTTTTTGCTGCACATACAGTTTCCCGTCAGGACCTCTAAAGTCAACAGTACGCACAACCTTTCGCTGTGGATACATCTGCGCCAGAGCTTCCTTAGGGTCAAGCTGCCCAGTTACGAGCGCAGAATACATTGCAACCTGCCTAGGGTCGTTTGGATCTGGCTTAGGAAACCCGGCAACGAATTCTCTGAATCCTTCTTGTCGTGCCTTCTGCTGTTCCATCGCCGCCTGCCGCTGCGCGTGAACATCCTGCATCTGCAACCCCTGCAATGCGTTGCGCTGCTGCATGTCTTGAATTTGCATCGCCTGCATGAGCGCATTCGCTTGCGGCTGCATCGGCGTAGGCCGATAGCTAAGAGCAATGTTTGGGTCGAGAGGCATATGGTTATCGCACGGGTTTGCCGTTGCGCTCTAGGATTTGTAACAGGTTTTCGTTACCTGGAAAAACTACATAGTTTGATGTGCCTTGGCCTGCGCCACGTGAGCCTCCGTCTAGGTAGCGGATGCCTGGCACGCCCATATCACCCAATGCAGACGATAACTCTGCATTATTCCTGCCGTGTATTTCACTTATCAACTTTTCGCCCGTAACTCGATCTTTGTTGACAATCCACCAGTTATCGCCTTTATATATCTTGATGGCACGCTGCACCTCCGGTGCCTGCTGACTCAGCGGCTTGTCCCAGTCGAGCATTTTGGCGATGTGCTCGTCGGGGAGGTCTACTTTGTAGAGGTTGCCGGCAGGCGTTGCGCGAAGAACATCCCCCGACAGAAGATCGTCCGGCATCAGCGGACCCTTCAACGGGAACCTGTCCCCGTCAAAGTATCGAAGTTCCTCCGCCCCCGCATGAGAGCGCACATAGCTCAACGCATCTGCCAACGAGTTAAACCCGCCTTGCAGTTTTTCGCTAACCGGCACGCCACCCCGGAAGTCGCTGGCTATGTTGTCAGAATGCACGTCAAAGCCTCGGAATGAATCGTCGGCCACGACCTTGTACCCCTTGCCATCAAAGCGGGCGTTTTTGCCTGTAGAAAGGATGTCTTTGTACGACTTCGCCACGGCGGGAGACTCAGCCAAATACAACCCATGCCCATAGGACTGCGCACCCTCCCCCGTGCCGATCTTGGTCGAGTCGAAGGCATCGAACTTGTGCGGAGAACCGTGATACACAATCGCACCCGCTTGCGGATTCATGGTAGCCGGCGCCGCCATGTTTTCGCCGGCCCTGAGTAATGCGTTCCCTATCTGTGGAGCATATGCGCCAGCAAGTATCGGCAAGACATTACCGGCAGACTCGCCGATAACGCCAGCCAATTCGTTCTTAGGCCGAGCTGTCAGCCCACGCTCTGCCATCCATTGCGATGACCCTAGAGCGTTTTCAGGCACCGGCACTCCAAGTTTGCGGAGTGCATAACCTAACAGGTCAACCGGCCCGCTTATAGTCCCGGCGGCGGAATTACTCGCTCCCTGCAAGAACGAAGCTAGGTGATTGATTGCCGGCATTTACTTGCCCCGATTCATCAACAGGTTGAGCATTTCGTTCTGCTGATAGTTGTTCAGCGAATTCCCTATGGCGTTGCCCCAAGAATTCGCGCTGCCCATGTATCCAGACCCCTGCGCATTCCCCATGCCCTGCATTGTCTGCCCGACATTGTTTGCGTAGTTCTGTCCGGTTGCGGCGCCTACGGTGTTTGCCTGCTGACCGATGCCTGCAAGCGATGCGAGTCGGTTGTATGACTCGTTTAGTTTCGTGCCGGCGTAGTCATTTCCATATCGCTGCAACGCCTTGCCTTGAGCCCCGCTGTATGTCATGCCACGAGAAGCCGCGCCTTGATTGAGTGCCTTTGTCCCTTCGTTGAATCCGAATTGATAGTCTGGCTGTTCAGTGAGGCTGTTCGGATTCGACAGCAACCGCTGGATTCCTTCGAGCGCAGACACGCCTGCCTGTCTGTACGGGGCCGCATCTGACCTGCTCTGGTCATAGATGTACCTGGCTAACTCGTTCGATTGATTGCCGGCGTCAATCTGTGCCTGCGAAGCCTTCTTGGCTGCGCTTGACCCCAGCAATCCAGAAACGAGATTGCCTCCTACATTGAGTAGTGATCCTCCGATACCGCCCGATCCAAAAAGGCTACCCAGATCCATACCAAGCCCCCCACCAAGTATTGCGTCCGTACCGGCGCCTGCTCCAATGCTTCCCGCTCCCATGAATGCAGGAGCAACACCCTCGCCAAGCCCTCCAGCCATTGCACCTGCTGTACCCGCAATCTCACTACCTCCAAGCGATGACCCGAGAGCATTGCCGGCGAACGCAGGCAACGAGCCACCATTCGCGGCAAGCAACCCAAGCCCACCCATTCCAGCAAGAGCGCCGCCAAACACCAGACGCTGCATCTTGACACCTTTGGCATAATTTTCGTGCTGCGCGGTGTCGTACTCTTGAAGTTGATTCGGAGTTAGCGTGTTGCGCCAGTCGTGATATTGCTTGTTTGCCAACCCTTCGTTTTCTACAGCGTTAGGATCACCGGCCCGATCAGTCAACGGAAGCGACATATCAACGTACTTTGTGACGTACGGATGGTCCTGCATGTACTGCGTCAGCAGACCTTGATATTCTTCGAAGTTCATGGCATCAATCCGGTAGGAAAGTAACTGCTGTAGGTATTACCGCATAGGTCACTGTTATCGAGTCGCCGGCCCTAAGATGAACGCACCCGGAAATGATCCCGAGCACATTAGACACTGTAGACCTGACATGAGCTATTGCCGTCACAGTCCCCCCTGCAATGCAAAGCGACCCTGCAACAGTCGCTAGATACGTTGCAGGGCTTGCACCAAGCGTTACGGTAGCAACCGGCGAGGTTGAGGATTTAAGCAGCTCGCCGGGGTGCATTTAACTGATCTCGCGCCCGCTGATACGGATTGTGATTGAAGTCGCGGCGCCGGCGAGTGTGCTGATAAACCCACCAGGGTTTAACACATGACCTACGATCTCAGGAAAAGTGTACGTTTCCCCCGCACTGATCGTTTTCACAACGCACAGATTCGCTGCTCCTGCGGCGCCTGCCGGGGCAACGAGATTGATAGACAGCGCAACAGACCCGCCTGTGTAGTTGTATCCAGTCAGTTTGTCGATGATCGTCCGTACACCTACAGCCGTGTATTGGGTGGTCTGCGCGTTTTCTGCGATCTTGCTTTCAAGCAAGCACTTAGCCGTAACAGTCATATGACAACCCCTTGATCTATTCCGGTGATCTGTACCTGCAATTGTGCGAGTGCATCGCGCAAGTGGCTGACTTGGCCTTGGGTAGCTTCAAGCTCATCCCTTAGACGATAGATATCGGCCTGCATTGATTCGATACCAGCATCAGCATACTCTGTGGCTGACAACTCGTTATTCGTCGGGGCGGTAGTGCCTCCGGTACGCATCCACAGATCACGTAAGAACACATTCGCCGCATACGACAAAATGCCGGATGTCGGATCGACAAATGGAGCATTGACGGCGCTGTACTGTGCTATCGCGCTCATCTGCTTACACCTTCTATGATTGAAAACGGTGCATCATCTGAGAAATCAACCCGCCACACTCTATCTCGTGCGTATCCTAGTCTAGTCCACTGAATGCGATTGTAGAAATTTCCGATTGTGCCAATGCTTCTAGGGACTGGATTTCCGTAGGTCATCCCTCCATCGTCAGACCATGACAATGTGGCAACCGGAGAAATACCTGACGCGGCAAGTCCTGCCGTGCAATCAAGCAGGAATTCAGAATAGAAAATTCGATCCCTGGCTGGAACTACATCGTTCGGACTTATGCGCGTCCTTTTCAATGTGTCGCCGTTGAACGTGTTAACTGTCGGGTCCATGACGTACAAATTTCCTTCAGCGTCTCCGACAGTGTGTTCACCTAGTGCGAAGCAAGCACGCGTTGCCCTATGGGCCACGAATGCGCCAGTCGCATCAACGTCGCACCTCTCATGCCATGCGCCGGTCGATATTTCGAAGCACCACGTAGAGGCAACACCAGGCGCATTGATGCAGTAGAACGTCTGCCCGTTAGACTGATACACATATGCCACGGCCTGAGTCAGGTCAGAGGATGACTGAAGCGCCTCCTCGACAGCAATCGTGCTTATCCTCTGCGGCTGATAGCCTACGGCTCTATAAACAATGCCTGACCCTGCCTTGTCTTGCCCGATCCACATCACGCCATTGTCAACACGCTGCGCGCTGAATGTTGCGATGCAACCGATATCCATTAGAGCCCCTCTATTCCTGCTTAAGGGGAAGTCTACAGAGTCAGAATCGAACCATACCTCTGTCGTCTGTTCCCCAAATAGCCATATTTCATGGTGGTTTATCAGGTGCGCGATGATGTCATCAGGCGCAGTCTCTGCGCTCGCAAAGTCTAGTGAATCCAGATTCGACGCATCATCGATCTGAGATAGATAAAACTGTTGCCCACTCTGCGTTGCAAAGATGAAATACCCGTCAAGATAGGACGCCCTTGAAGACCCTAGCCAGTCAGGATCAGTGATCCGCGCAAACGCATTGGATGCAAGAGTTAGGACGTACCCATATGGTCCGTCAACAATGACAAGTTGCGTCGTCCCCCATGCAAAATCTACAGGCCCGGTTGACGTAAGCAGAGTGCCTAGGTTTGTTGCGGCGAAAGTTCCCGCAGCAATCTCGTATAACGTATCGCCTGCTACGACGAATAATCGTCTATCAGCAGAGAACATGCCTCTGACTTCGGAGCCAAGCTCCGTTTTGATCGTCAATCCTGGAACTGATTGAAGAATGAATTGCGCCTTGGACGGCGTTTCCATTCCGACTAGGTACAGATTGACAGACCTCTGCGCGCTCGCTTTTCTGTTAAAAAGCGCGTAGCTTGGTCCGACGAATGGAATCATCAAAGTTCTTTAGTAAGAAACACCCCACCATGCCGTATTGGTCGAGTCCCACCTAATCGTGACACCCTTGGCAATGGCAAGTGAAGCGGGAGCGAGAATGAATGCCGCCCCAGAGCATGTCCAGGTAAGTGACGTAATGACTTGTGATGTTTGTACTTCAAAAAATGCACCGTCTGACAGTGTCGCAGCAGCAGGTAACAAGATCGTCAAAGTAGCCAATGTGCCGGCCGGCGTAAGAATCAAGCGATCCTTGTTTGCGGATACGGTTACAGTCTGTCCTGCCGTAGGCGATGCCCTCTGCGTAGCAGAAACGACCACAGGCGCAAGGCTTCTAATCGGTGCGTTAGGATCGTCATTCCTGAATGATGTCTTTGACGTGATCCCAGAAATCGCGCTAAGGTCATGAAAATAAAACCCGTACAGCGTCGAGATCGTCCCCGCGTTACCAGAAATGTCAGCGTCATACAGAATACACGCTGAAATAGTCCCTGCATTGGACAAAACCTGAGACACAACGCCCTGATAGCCTGAGAGTGTCCCTAGATTAGCGGACAGCTGTACCTCCTGGCCCTTACCTGATGTAATGGTAGCCGAGGCGTTATTGTTCTCAAACTTTGCTTCGTGAGCGATTGCCAGCCCTGGATTACCTGTCCCTACTTGCTCATACCAGTCAACTGCACCGCCAGCGTGCCCTGCGCCTGAATTTGATTGTGTAGTGTCATAGCGCATCTTACTAATCCGAGTGAATCGGATAGCGTTCGCTATTGCTCCAGAAGGACTCCACGTTAGGTTTGTGTATCCGAAGTTAGGATATACAACACCGGCTGTAGTGGTTGTGTCAGTCTGTGCGTTTGCATAGGTTCCGTTAGGAAGAACAACAGAAGCGCCAGCATAGTCCGACCAGTACGCCACGAAAAACCTGGCATCGGTCGCATTGTTATCTCTCAGAGCTTGCTGTTCTTTCGCGGTTAGTGGGGTGAAGATGCTTCCGGGGCTCACCCCAGAGTAAGCAGCCCTACCCTGAGACACTAGCGCCGCCTCTGTAGCATTATCAAGGTCCACACTCGCGCCAGCAGCATATGTGGCATACGGCTGCGAAAGAATGATTGTCATTTCATCCCCAATTTATGTCATCGCGGCGCGCATCTGAGCTACGTCATACGCTCCTATGCTTGGAGTCTTTCTGCGCTGTACCAGATCAAAGTCGCGTTTTGGAGTAGTGCCGGCTACTTTCGTACCAGTTCCGATGAGCGGGGAGCCGGACTCAAGTTTGCCAAACGCATCAAGAAATAAGTCAGCTGGCGTAAGCGTGTTCGTTGCGGATTCAACGGTGAACGGTGCAAACTCTCTGCGCGCAAGGTCCGTATATGTCCCGGTGGTGTAAGCGTTTGCGTCAAACGTCTGTGTAGTAGTATTAACTTGCGCTGTATAGATTGCCGCAGGCCAAGTGGTTCCGATGTTCCAGAATACGTTATTCTGGATACGCACTGCCGTGAGCACTAGGCCAACGTCCTTATAAACTTCTACGCCACGCGCCCGCACATTATCTCCGGCTTCTGGAGGAATACCTCCTCCCACTTGGCATGTGTTATTTATGAAATAGAAATCGGTAGTGCCAATGTTTCCGCCATCTGACAACACCATCGCGCTTCTGCAATTCAATACTACGTTGTTGTACCAAAAGTTCTGTCTTCCGCTGTTATCCATGAAGGCATTGCACGAGTTAGTTATCAGATTGCTATACGTGTATAGCAGTCTAGTACCCTCCTCGGCATAAACGGCGCATCCATCTGTAGATTTCCCTACGTTTCCGAATCTAATTGATTCGTATGTGTTGTTATGCACTCGGTTTCTAGCCGCTGTAGAACCACATTGGAAGTAGTTTCCACCCTGTACGAAACAGTGCGGCCCATCGTTGATAGAGTTATCGTAGATGTCTACAGCGTGGTAAACAGAATCTCCGAAACTGCCGTGACTCGTTCCCGCAGAGCCAAATCCGTTGATCGTGCATTGACGAATGATGGTATCTGTGTATCCGAAGTGGTCTGAATACGTCCTAAAAACTGATGATACAAGTGTTCCATCGCATCGCTCGATGATTGCCCCTACCGGTGTTGCGCCTCCGCTATATACCATGATGCATCCGGCAGATTTGTTGAATCGCAAATCCTGAAACTTTATGAATCCACAAGTACCATTTAGTGTAAACAGAGTGGTAGATATTGCCGAACTATATAGAACCGATCTGTAATATGTAGCCGGGTTAGTGCCAGACGGAGCATAAATATACAACCTGCTACCTGTCCATTGATATCTGCCATATACTGAGTCAATAGGCAGCGTGTTTGCATCCGTCGCGTTAGCGACCCACGAATCATCTATATAGACCAAATCCAATCCGCCTACCGCGGAAGCAAGAGTCGCATACCATGCGTTATTCGGCGCGTCATATGTCCAGTCACCAGCGACAAAGCTTGTGTACTTTTCTATCAAAGGCTTGTTTGTAGTAGGATAAACGGGGTCGTATTTCCCGATAATCACAGGATTCTCTTTTGTGCCTGTCCACGTCCCCGGCAGATTGAATCCGTAGTCTCCGGCAACAAGCCAGGATGAATCTGACGCCAGTAGGAACTGGTCCCCGCCAGCCGCCGCAACGCTCGTTATTTTTGACAGCGATTTCCATGGCGTAGCCATGTTTTGCGCCTGCCCCGACGTGTAGGCGTCGCTGCCACGATTCCAGTCCAGGTAATAGGTCGTCATGGCTCAGCCTCAAGCGGCTGCTGCGTAGAAACGAACCGTGGCAGCTCCACTCAGGACCACGCGCACCCCGGTTGCGAAGATGTCACGCCCGTTTGTGCCTGCGCCCATGATCGGCCTCGGGCCTGCTACCAAAGTCTCTGCGTTGATGATCGGGGTACCCGCAGAGGCAGTGTTGTCGTAAACGGTAATCGTGCCTGCCGCCACGCTGCAATACCACCCAGCAACCTCAGATGATCCCGTAACAACCTGCGTTGTTCCTGCCCCTGTCAGGGTAGTCGGGCCCGGTAGAACCTCAGAAAGTGAATATTGGACCCCAGTCGAGGACAAGATGACGCCGCTATTTAGGCCAGCGACCTGAGATGAAGTCAGAGAGCCACCGCCTGTCGCCGTAGTCCCGTTATCCCTAAGCGCCTGCTGTTCTACAGGCGTAAGAGGTGAAAAGACCGCACCAGGGCTAGACCCTGAATATGCCGCTCTACCTTGTGCAACTAGCGCCGCCTCTGTTGCATTGTCAAGATCAACAGTTGCGCCGCTTGCATAAGTGCCGTATGGAGCCGACAGAATGATGGTCATATCAATATCCAGACAAGAATGCGGCCAGCCCTGCGGGTGCGCCTATGATTGATGGATCGTACTCAGAAACAACCGGGACGTGGTTAGATCGCTTGACCGCTGCCAGCGATTCACGGGCCATCTTCGCAAGCGTAGGCGACGGCTCGCGCCCATATTCTGGGCAGAGTTCAACCGCTAGTAATGCACGAAGCATCTTTTTATAACCAGGCGGCAGAGTTAAAGATGTCGCAAGTAGAGGCACGTTCGCCAAAACTCTATCGACAGACATCGTAAACGTGAGCGCCTGCGATGGCGTGGGCCACAATGTCAGTGTGCCTAGGGGGAAAGTGTTCAGGTAAAGGAAGAAACGAGGGATAAATGCACCCTGCATCCCCTTGAGTGTGATGAGGTTGTATTCATCCTGATTGACTTCTGCAACCGGGAAAGAAACACCGTTGAAGTCAATGTATGCACTGTTGATCTGTACCGGACGATCTACTGTCCAATTGCCGCCAGTGCCGATTGTGTACAGCGATTGACCGGGAACAGTGAGAACCTGATCGTTCGTAGTTTGATACAGGGCTAGCGAATCGACATTGAGCGCGTCCAGTAGGTCATTCAGAACCTCTAGCGCATTCGACCCCTGATCTGCCGACGCAGTTTGTCCCTCGCCAAGGATATTCGCAAGTCTCAAAGACGAGGATATCAACTCAAGCGCTGTAGTCATTCGTCACCTCTGAAAAGCCCCGACCACCGAAGCGGCCGGGGTAAGAGTCAACTAGACTCAGGAGAATCACGAATACAGCTGCACAATCGGAGCCTTGCCCGTGGTGTAGGTTGTCGGCACCGTGATAGGCGCAGCGGCCAGCGTTTGATACGCGACAGTCAGCGAGGTAATCGTTGCAATCGACGAACAACGGGGCTCTGCGCCCATCGCCACCACAACGTGACGTGGCGTAACCGTGGTCCCGCTCAATGCCAGGCCGATGAAATACCGGCCAGGAGACAGCGTTACGTTCGCAAGGAACGGGACTTTTTCCCAGACCGACGCACCCGCCGCGTTCAACGTGCCGGTGGTCGTGCTCGTGCTCTGCACAAGATAACCGCTGGAATTGAACAGGAACAGCGTAGCCGAGTCAGTGCCAACACCGGTACCGTTCAGATACGCAGCCCCGGTCCAAGTGTTCCAGTGAGGAACAAAGATTTCCGTGACGTTCGTATTGAATGCGGTTTGAGCAACGCCGTTAGTTTCCAGCCCGGTCAACGCGACATTCCCGATAGGGATGTTCGTGACCACGGCAGGCCCGTAGGTTCCGGCCGTGATAGGGCCACTTACGGGTGGCGGAGACAGTGCAGGATTGACTGCGCCAGTCGCCGTGTAGGCAGCAAGACCCTGCGCGACGAGAGCCGCCTCGGTAGAGGCATCGAACGTGACCGTCGCGCCGGTTGCGAATGCCCCATAGGGGCGATAGAGAGTGACAGACATGGTATTTTCTCCGTGATGGTTAAGGAATGGCCCCGGAGGGCCAACCTATCAGGCCAGATAGACGCGGTTCGACAGTTCGGGATAGGTCGCTGCCCACCCAAACAAAACGTCGAAGCGGAAAATCGAGTTGTCGTTAACACCATCATAGAACTGGATCACCCGAAGGTTCAGTCCCTTATACGATGCCGAAGACGCGTCGATAACGCCCTTACCTGACGGAGGAGCCCACAGCGGCGGACAAGCCAGCGTAAACGCATCCTTGTGGAATGCGAAGTTCTGGTTATACGCCGTCGAAGCCACGCCATAAATGACGTAGTTAGCGCTCGTGGTCGAAGCGGTGCAGTTCTGGAATGCGCCACTCGTGACCATCGCCGGAGAGATCGGAATCGAGGTTGCCCCCAATGCGACATCAGCCGTCACGACAAACTGCATCAAAACGCCCGTTGAGACGCGCGACTGCGGATTGACAGCAAACACATTCGGGAACGAAACAACCGTGCCACGGGCAAGCGTGCCGCCTGCAATTGCCGTTACCGTGATGGCAGCCCCAGATTGACCCGTCATCGCAGCGTTCGTGACCGTAGCCGCACCGTTCGTATGAACAGGGCAGTTCTGATCCATCGCCACATTCATGCCGAGTGAATCAACCACCAGTCCCGACCCATATTGCTTGCTGATGTTCGACTGTGCATTGAACAGACCAGACAGGCCAGAAACAGCCGCCGCATTCAACGCCGGCCCCATGACCATGTTCCGCTGCTTATCGCGCGGCGCGGCCATTTCGTCGAGTTTGCGGTTCGCATCCGTGAAGATTTGAGTCGCTGCAATCGTGGTGGCAGGGGTTGCGCCACCAGCGCCGGACGCGATGTTGGTCGCGTTGAAGGTCGCATAGTACGCAGCTTGTAGCCCTTGCCTGTCGATCTCGTTAGCTACCGTCGCCATCGCAGCTTGGAGTTTTTGCTCCATGCTTTGCAGGCTAAGGGTTCGCTCGATAGACAGGAACGACATATCCGTACCGCCCTGATTGAGGGTCAGCGGGACAGTCGTTTCAACAGTGCTCTGCGGGACAGAAACACGGCCCGCGCGGTAGGTGTAACGCGGCGGCTTCTTGATGTTGATAGAGGTTCCAGGCGAGTAACCGCGTGCCTGGTTTCCGGTGAATTCCTCTTGCCAGTCGCGGTTGACGCCGGCAGAGAAGGAAAGCATGTTTTCGAGAACTGCAAGACCCTCTTTAGCGAGGATTGTGCAGGTAGCAAGAGTGTTTGCCATGATGAATTACTCCGAAACTTGTTGATGAGTTTCGGTCAGCAAGTCATCTGGCCCAGCGCGCCCCCTGAGCCTTGCGGGCTTGCACATAGGCATCCATGTCCATGTCCGCAATGTTTCCGACTGATCGGTTAGATCCCAAGGGTTTAACTGGGTCAGGAGCTTTACTGACCGGTTTTGTCTGCGGCGGCTTGCTTGCCATCTGCGCTTCAATGCGCCCGATGCGTCGGCCAAGTTGCGCTGCGGAAAGTCCTTGAAGATCGGCGGCCAGGTCTGGGTTCTTACCCAGATGGTGCAACAGTGCAGCGGGATCATCGGAATCAAGAATCACTTCACCGATTGCCGTTGCTTTGCCGTTTGAATGGAAAAGCGCACCGGCTTCCTCTTGCACTGTTGCCAGTGCTTCGCGGAATTCTCCGGCAAATCGCTTTTCGCCATCCTTGGCAATTGCATTCGACTTCTCGGTAATGCGATCTACAGCGGCAATCTCGCGTGCGAGCGCCATCGGATCGATATTCCCTGCCTGTTGCTCAGGCTCGCCGCTTACGCGGGCTTCCAGTGCCGACAGACGCGCCGCGAGCTGTTCCTTTTCGGCTCGCTCGCGGTATAAATCTGCGGTCCGCTTGTCGATTCTCCGCTGCATGGAGCGCCGTGATTTCTCTGCATCATCCTCTTTCGTGGATTCTGCTTCGGGCTCCTGCCTGGCTTCGACTTCCGGTGTCACGACCTCCGGGGCGTCTTGCGTGATAGTTTCGGGAACAGTTAACGTCTGTTCAGGAACGACGGTTTCGACAGTTTCAGTCATGGTCAGCCGGCTACCCCGAGAAGTGGTTGATGGTCCATCGCATGAACCTTTGTGCAATGTAGGCTATATCTACGATATTTGCAATATCTGCGACTATAGCGGTAATTTCCGATTCCTCTTGCGCCTGGTCGGCTTGTTTATCAATAAGGCTTTTCGCCTTCGCGGCGATCTGTTTTTCTAGTCGAGTGATCTTCTTGTTCAGGTCTTCGATGTACTTCGCTGCAGCGTCGGAGCGCCTTGCGTAGGCTATTTCATCGTTTAGCCTGTCGATCTTCTTTTTGACTGACTTACGTATTTCAGGAACGGGCTCGACAATCTTCTCAACGAAGATGATTCCCTGTTCTATCCTTCGTAGCCTCTTCTCATCTTCGCTTTCTTCCCTGAATTTGACTAGGAGGACTGGCCTGAATCCAGGGGTGACGACAACCGCAGACTCGTCGGCCCATATGTCAGACCAGATATCCTCCCAGATGTCATTCCAGATTGAATTGCCAGCCACGGCTACACCCCGAATTTAGTTGGGGAAACGCCAGTGCCAGTGATGGTTACATCATTGATGCTCTGCATGTTTGCATCTATCTGGTTCGCTACCGTGAATGTAAGAGAACCGATCTTTGCCCCCGCAGTTCCTGCCCCATAAGCGCCAGGCAATACAGTAGTCCAAGGATCTCCGGCCGAACCTGCGGCGGTCAACGCTGCCCCGGCGCTGCCTACCCCGGCATGGCCGGCTAGTGCTTCGTCCCATACGGCGCCCGCAATTTCTACTCCGGCATCAGCAGCAATTGACGCGGCGGTTATCGCATTCGCACCCAGCGTTGAAATGGTCGGCGTCGCAGCTGTTGCAGCCGTCGTAACGCTGGCCTTCATAACCGCTGTCAGGTCGCCGGCAGTAGGCGCGTTCGTCAAGTTCGTGACAGTCGTGATAGTTCCAGCCGTGATATTCGTCGTGCTTGCCACAGTCGCCGGGAATGTGGCGGCAAGGAACCCTGTTGGCTGCGTATATGTTGCCATCCGGCTAGAAATAGTAGCGTCCAGGTTGCTAGCCGTGAGCCCGGTTACAGAGCCAACCGATCCACTCACAGACCCTACGCTCCCTGACAGGTTGCCGGTAATGTTCGCAGTCAATGCGCCAGTGACAGTGAGCGCCCCGAGGGTTGTCGTCCCTGCATTGCTGCCTGAGATCAAGTGCCCACCGCTGGCGCCTGGAGCCACGTTGGCGATATACAGCGCCTTACCGATGCTAGAGGCTGTGGTGAAGTCTCCTGCCGTAGCATCCTGCCATACCCCGGTAGCAACTTGAGCCGCTGTCAACTGGTTAGTCACGGTTGTGACGGTAGGAATGGTCACGCCAGTCTGTGTCGCCTGCAAAAGCACGGCCCCTGAACTGAGCGAAATCTGCCCCGCGCCAGTGCCATTGCTCAATAGCACACTCGCCCCGATGTCACGGGCAGTCTGGGCTGTTCCTGCTCCTGTCGGTCCTACCTTGACAGCATTCGCATCCGCAAGCCCTGCTGCGTCGATAACAAGGGTCGTAAACCGATTAGGCGTAGTAAATACGTATTGACCTACGATCTTGACGCCTGACGTAGAGGACTTGGCAGTGAACAACAACGCATCGGCATTTGATTCAGTCTGCGCCACATCGAACAGATACCAGCCAGGCGCATTTGTAGCGTCCATTTCAGTCGCTGTCGTGTCGGCAAGCACAGTCACGGCGCCGTAGTCTTTGCTGACATAGGCCGTCAGTTGCGCGGCATCGCCTGTTTTCGGCAATCCATCGGCAGGCGTGAACGCAAATAGCGCGATCTTGGTTGCTACGTTCTTAAACATTGTGCCTGCCGATCATCATTTGATACCAGACTGCCGCAAAGGAACCCACAGGCGCCGAAGCAGTCGTGATTAGATCATCATCGAACCATCCCTCAACAGATGCGGAATTGTCAAACCACGATTGACTGCGCACGAGAGCATCGAATGCCCCAATTCTAGATGCCCTGTCAGGTAGATATTGCCATGTTGGCGTTTGTCCGTATGTGTCAAGCGGAGTCCCTGCTGACGAAATTCTGAAACTTACCCTGTCAGAATCGCTAAGGTAATTTGTGTTTAGGTAAAGGCACCATTCGAGTTCGGTATTGCCCCCGGATCCTATGTTGATGCTAGGCAGCGCGTCTGTGTCGTCACTGATACGCCCGGCCGTAAATGATCCGCTACCGCCAGTAAGTTGAGAGGTTGTAGAGGTTGCAGCACCAGCGGCGATGTTCGATGATGGATAGATACGAAGCGGGACGCCGCCCGTAGTCCCTACTGCCGTCCATGATCCAGCATTGATCTTGTGCTCAAGCTGATACGACGCGGCCGATGGATCGCCAACCGCATTTAGCAAAAATCGCAGCCTGAATGCTGCATTGACCGGGATGACGCTACTCATTGTCCTGTCACGGGTATGCTGTCGGGTAAGTCGTATGGTTCAACGGATTAGCTGCCGTAATGTTCACAATCCCATCAGCGCCGTACCATTGCTGATTCGTGCTGTCGCCAACATAGGTGTTGTGATCCCAGAGCATGTGTGTACAGTGCATATCACCATCTATGAAGTCATAGACCTCTTGAATTGTGTATCCTCCTGCAACGCCGACTGTATCTTCGCCAAGCTCCGATGTTTCCACAGAATAGACAATTGGAACCTCACCGCGATAGTCATGCGATCCGTATGTCCCGTCTATCACATCATCAGCCCAGATGCCCCATCCAGGCGCGACATCAGGACCACCAATAGCAACGGCACTCGCAGCGCAGTAAGCGCAGAAATCGCTCACGTCGCTCTGCAACGGCCCCGGCCCCCAGTTCATTGGAAACCAGACATTGGTAGATGGCCATGCTACTTTCAGCGCATCGACAAGCCTCTCCATTTGGGTGACATAGCCAGAATATGAAAACCCGCCAGGCGTTGAGCTTGGAAGGGATGATTCTTGACAAGGCCGAATCATCTCTACAGCAGCATTCCCATCGAATACAGCACCATAGGCGTTTATCATGTCGATAAACCATCCCATGGTTGTCGCGTCCCATTTCTTCCAAGTGATCCGGTCGCTCATGCTCACGAGCACGCCAGCATCCTTTAGATAGTGCGGAAAATAGTCGTCGCTGTCAGGCCAGTTCACAGCCCCGTCGCCAGGATATTGATCCCAGATGCTGATAATCAGTTTCTTGGGGACAGCAAGCGATTGCAGTTTTGCGATCTCCGCAGTAACCAGCGCAATGCCGTCTGTATAGTCACCTCTGGTCGTATTGCTTTCGAGCATGGACCAAGTGAACATCATCGATGCGCCTGCGAAGTTAGCGCTAGATGCAAATTCCGATGCGTCGTAATACGTGAACCTGTTCGCAGGGGTCCGTGCCCACCAATCCGTAACCTGCATGTAGTGGCCAGGCGTCCATTTCATGGCAGGCTCTGGGGGCGTTGAGTAATCCGTAGTCGGAATGGTGTTTTGAGTCGTAAGCCAAGTAGCAGTCGTTTCGCTGCCATCGTCGGCCCTGAATCTGAATGCGCTCTGATCTAGTGTGAACGCCGTTTCAGCCTGAATCTCAAACGCAATCCACGTTACTGTTCCGCCTGTGTCAGTCTCCCCAAGCGTGAACGATGATGTATCTGTGCGAGGTTGAGTTGTCGGGCGAATGGTGCAATCTGTTTGCTGCCCGGCCTCGTTATAAACAGTCCCTAGTGTGCAATTTGCAATCGCTACGAAACTGTTCGTTGGAACCCAATCTGCAACGAACATCCATAACCATGACCCTACACTGGTCGGCGTGATTGCTTGTGAGCAATCCGTCAAATCTACGCCGTTTGTAAGGAATATGTTTCCGGCCGGGATAGGGGTTGTCGCATGAGCGCCTGTATGCGCTATTACAGCCATCCATTTTGAGTGGTCCAACGCCCCCGATGGCGCGGTCGCAGTGACTGTAATGGTCGTCGGCGGCGTCGCTCCAGCGATCCCCGTCCAAAGTACACATTTGCAGGTTCCTGCCGTGTTGCTCTCGGCCCGCTTCGTCCAACTGATCGCTGTCGCGCCGCCGCTCAGCGTGATAGACCAAGTATCCTCGTTGCTGTTATCTCCCGCGGCATAGCACAGGGCGATAAAGTCGCCGGCCGCAATGGTCAGCGTCCCGCTCGTGAACGCGGCCCCGACGCCTGTCGCCTGCCCCCCGCTCCATAGCGTGTATGCCATTCACGTCACCACGAATAGACGATGCAGTACCCTGCGC